CACAATTCAACAGCCCGCTCGTCTGCCGCAATGACGGCATCGAGGGTGTCGTGCAAATCGGCATTCTCCTTCTGGCCCTCGCAGTCGGTGCCTCCGCAGGAGCACACCCAGTTGGTCTGGTTCTTCAAGCGGGCAATCTCATTGCGCAACTCCACCACCTCGGCAGCCAGCCCAATGGCGTCCACTCTGATGTTGTGGTTGCTCATTTGTTCACCCTCCAGTGCAGGCTAGGGTTGCCCTCATTGTTTATCACCCATACGGCGGCGCCATTCTTGATGGCATCCGTCTGAATCTCCTGCCGACCAAGCACCTTGCCCAAGAAGAAGCAGGCGCCAGCCAGACAGGCCAAGCTGAAGATCGCGGCAATTAAGTCGAAGATGTTGTCCATTTGACTAGGAAGTTGTGTCGTTTGTGCAGCTTCCGTGTCAGGAAGCCTCTTCGATGGCGTTGTCCACCACCCGCGAAGCCCTCTTGCGGTGGTAGTTGGCGAGGCAGCGGTGGTTGTGAATCTTGCGGAGCAGTTCTTTCTCCCGCTCCGCCCACTCCTGTCTCTCCACGATGGAATGGTAGTCCTTAGCGGACACCAGCTTTACCCCAAAGCACGCTAGCAGTTTGTTTATTGTGTTCATAGGCAATCGCTTCGACACGCCGCCCGTAGGCCAGCGTCTCATCTTTCTTGTGGCCTCTCGGACCACCCTTGTGCACCCGCGCCAGCGTCTGCACATCCCCCTCGGCCCAAGCCTTCGGCACGTAGCGCTTCATAAAGCCCTCCACCACCAGCTTGGCCTTCTCCAAGTCATCGCAGTCACTCCAGCTCCCACCCACCCCACTGTCCTGCCAATAGGCCCTGCTGATTTGCAGCGGGCCACGATGCTCACCCCAAGACACACGCCCCAGCCTTCCTCCACTCTCCACCCGATGCAGCGCAACCCAAAACGCCGCATTGGGAGCAGCTGAACAAGCCGTGCAGAGAAGGAAGAAGGCTAGGAACGTGCGCAAGGGAAGCTCCTTAGAAGGGGACGTCTTCGGAATCAGTGGCTACCGTCTCCGCCTGCGTCACCCGGCTATTGCTGCGGGCCTTGGCCTCGTCAGAGGCATCAATCTTGGACTTAATCCACTCAGGCACCGCAGACGGCACCACAATCGGCCCCGATTCGGGAATGTCGAACACCACCGTGTCCATCGAGGGACGTACAGGTGCCATCCCCTTGGTGAGCGGCATCACGCCCTGAATCCGGGCATAGATGCGGCTCGGGTCGGCCTTCCCGGGCTTGTGGACGATGTTCAGCAGGCAGTTGGCCCCGATGATGTTCTTCAAATCAAAGCCACCCAGCTCCTCGTTGGTGAACGGGCGTCCGCGCCAGCTCTCCAGAATGCCACGCAGGGTGGCCTTCTTGCCGATGCTCATCGTGTACTCGGACGAGATGATGCGCGGCTTGGGGCCGTCCTCGGTGCTAATGGTTTCGTGGGGCAGCTCCCAGCAAATCATCACCTTGCGGGCGGCACGGTATTGGGGATTGCCCGGGTCCTGCGTCCCCAGATCAATCACCCCGTAACAGACGGCCTGATGCACCCCTGCGGGCACCGGCTCGATGGACTTTCCACTGTCAGCTTTAACGGTAGGCATATGTGTGTTGGTTTGGCTCCCCGTTGCGGGGAGAAGTTAGTTGGTGCCCGTGGCTCGGCTGCTCACCATAATTTCGCCGTTCTTCACCTCCATCGAGAAGCCAGCGGCCTCCCGCGTGCGCCTTAGTTCCTTGTACAACTCCCTCGCCCAGAACACTGCATCCTCCTGCTCCTTGCAGGTGGGCTCCAGTTCAAAGCGGCTCAGGAGTCCGTCAATGACGGCCTCAGTGCGAACCATCAGCTCAAGGACGCAAATGACATCCTCATTCTCGATGGCCTTGGTTAGTTTCGTTGTGTCTTTCATCCCCACCACCCTACAACATTTCCCAAAAAATACTAGCACTATTTTTGAGAGGTAGGTAAGGCTCTCTCTGGATGCACTTTACGTAATTTCTTGTTAGGAATACAGGGTGGTATTCCCAACATCCATACGCTGGTGCTGATGCAGGAACACGGGTGCACAGTTCACCCATTGCTGGGTGAGACATCCAAACGCTGTCTGCTGAGAGACGAGGTGTCCGGTATGCTGCCGCCCGTGCTGGTAGGCCATTGCCCACGGGTTGTTCGGCTGTTCACTCCCAAAGGGAGCCTATTAAGGGAAGCTGGTGCTGTCCGTCAGGCTTCCCGCCAGAACCGTAGAGTGCCGCCTTGCGCAGGTAGGCACCCCACGTATCGAGTCCTTCTACCCTACAAAAAAGAAACCCTCACCCCGGTGCTACGAGGTGAGGGTCAGTGCCTAGGTGACTAATCTAGGCGGTAGAAGAGCGACACAATGAACAACTGGCGAGGAACACCGTAGCACAGGAGTTTGGTTCGTCAAGGGGTTTTTGAACCCCCGGGGTGCTTTTTTTGGGTCACCAACCTTCAGAAATCTATAAGCCATTTACTATCATAGGGTTGTGACCGTCTCTAGGCGTTCGGTGCCGCGTCCTAATTCGGAAACTTAGTATTCGCACCCTGTAAGTGGAAACGCACCCTCAAAGCAGTCGCCGCCCGCTCTTCCCGTTGCGCGCCCTGTTACTACTCGCACGTTCCAGCACCATTCGCCCACCCTTGGTGTGGCTTACGTCCTTCCCGTCGCCCTCGCTGCCCATCCTGCGGTTCGCTGCGTTCAGCTCCGCCCGGTAGTTCTTCCGCTCCTCGGTCGCGTGGTAACGCTTATTGTAGGCGTTCTTCTTCCGCCTCGCCTCCGGGTTCCTCGCAAAGTAACGACTGCTCTCGCTCGTCCCGGTGTACTTCCCTGCTAGCTTGTTGCGCATTCCTCATCATATCACTTGGAGACGGCAGATGGTGTGCGGCCTTCGCTACGCTCAGGCATAGAATGTGCCGTTACGCAGGGGGCCTAGCCCCCCGCGACGCCCCCTGCCGATCCGATTTCAGTACGGCTCCGGGACCGGATTGGGTCCCCCCTCCCCAACCGCCCTCCGCAGCCTTTGCGTCCACCCCATCAAGACAGCCCCCTCAAGGGGTCTGTCGATTCAATATCTCGGCTGGAGCTTCGCTCGTAGCCGAGCAGGGGCTAGCAGGTCGGGCAGGAATCGGCCACCGTGGTAAGCGGTATCTGAGGGGACGCGGATCGCTTGTGTGTCATCCAGCCCCCATACCCGTAACACACAGCCACCCCAAAGCAACTCATAGTTGTTACGCAGCGCCCAAGCGCGCTACGTAAAACTACGAATTGCTTTGAGGCCCCGTCTGTGTGTTCCGGGGGCTCGTATGACACACAAGCTCACCCAGTCCTCCACAGCTACCGCAAACACCACGGCGCCCGATTCCGAGACGCCCGACGTCAGTATGGATTTTGATGTTATTCGTTCGATCAACAACAGTCGTGACCGCAAGGCTGACGAGGCCGATAGCAAGCTTACGCCGAGCATTATGGATCGTTACACCCAAAAGATCGTCGAAGCCTTCAATAACGACGACGAGCACGCCAAGAAGGAGACGCACGTGCTAAGTGCAACCTTCACGGTTGCAGGCAAGCCAGTCAAATACACCCACATCTTCCATATCAACCACGGTGAGGACAACGCCACCATCATCAGCGTTTCCCCCGCTTCACGCGACAAGCGACTCGACTACAGCGTGCACGCCGCCCGCGAGGTCTATCGCACCCTCCTCCGCCGGGGCTTCAAGGCGGAATGAACCCTCTTCTTCATCACCACATCCTAATCAATCCTATGCGTATTCAAATCAAAGCCAAACGCGCCCACAAAGACGCTTCGCAGAGGGGGCTCACCCCCTCTGACTCCCGACTGAAGGGGGGCTCAACCCCCCTTCAGAATCCCCGGACCAATTCCAAAGCCGCAACGGCCTTGGAATTGGAGGAGGAGTACTACGCCAAAAACGCTGCCGATTACATCATCGCAAATCAAGAAGACCTGTTTGGGGGTGAAGAAAACCCTTTGATTCAGCCATCCTCCCGACGCCGGTCATCATCTTCGCGTTGGAGGCCTTCATCGAGCGAGTGACAACATCGCCATAACCGACTACGTCAATGCATCCTACTATCACTACGGACATCCGTTCCCAACTCGCTGAGCTCGCGGCCCGTGCCGAGCAACGCGACCTGCGCCAGCGCGATCTGGACGAGCCGTACCTCAAAACCATCGAGGTTATCGTACCCGCGCACTGGGCCTGCCCCCTACTATACGGGGACTACACTGGTCTGTTCGACAACGAGTGCCGCGAGATCAAGTCCTACCTCGCCAACATCAGAGCGCTGCACAACGCGCACGTTGATTGCGTGGACATCGCTGAAGGCGATCAGTTCGCTTGGCGCAACGACGTAAACAATTTAGGTGGTCCCACCTGTATCGCCACCTTCTGCATTTTCCCCTAATCTGGGATTCCTCGCTCAGGCCTGAGCCGGACACTGACCTGTCCGTGACTACGCGACATAAGACAATGAACACCATAACACAAATCGTCGTCGAGCGTCTCAACTCGACCTCTTGGCGCAACGACCTGAACAGTCAGGTTGATCCCGGCTCCCCATACGTCAACCTGCCCCAAACGCGGATTGCCGCTGTCTACTGGTCGCAGTTCCACAAGCGCGGCACCCCATCCTACTTCGATCACTGCTATGACGGTGACGGGACTCTTATGTTCTACTGCCCCCGCTGGGTTTTGATGGAGCGGAGCATCTACGCCCGCGTCATCCGGCGTGAATTGCAGCGCCGTTACGGGCTGCGGATGCGTAACTTCCTCACTGCATACGCCTCCGATGGTGCCTCCCGCGCCCGCGCTGCCGTAGTTGCACCGCAGTCGCTGGTCCAGATGATCCGCACCTGCAACCTGTCCCCCTCCGAGTCCATCACGCGCAGTGTGTACGTCCTCGGTGCTAACGTCGAGGCCAATGGCCGCGACTTCGTGCAGAAGTTGTACCGGCCCTTCAGCTTCAACAACTGCATCGGCTTGGAGTTTGAGTGCTACGGTGCCATCACGCGCACCAAGCTCTCCGAGTCCCTGCCCTACTGGACCCGCGTTGTCTCCGACGGATCGATCCGTGCCGAGGTCGAAGGCACCGAGGGTCACGAGGTGCGCGTGCTCCTCGACCGCACCAAGGCCGAGCCTCGCCTGTTCAGGCTGTGCAGTAAGCTGCAAGAGCTTGGCCTCCGCGTCAACCGCAGCTGTGGCCTCCACCTTCACCTCGACACCCGCTCAGTAACGAGCTTCGCGGACGTCGTGAAGATCGGTCGCAATATGGATGCTTGGCTGTACGCCCTGCGCGAGTTACTCCCGCCCTCCCGGCGCGAGAATAACTTCTGCCGCTTCGGCGTCCGCCAAAACGACCGCTACTGCGCCGTCAACGTCGCCAGTTGGTCCAAGCATCGCACCATCGAGGTGCGTTGCCACTCCGCCACCCTCGACTACACGAAGGTGATTGCTTGGGTGCGCCTCTGCGAGCTCATCCGTGCAATGCTCAAGCGGCCCAAGGCCGCTTCCTGCATCGCCACGCTTGAGCAACTGCCACTGGCGGCTCACGACCTCGCCTACTGGCGTGCCCGTCACCGCGAGCTCAATCCCTCGCTGTACGCCAACAACGCCACCGACACCACCACCGACAGCGAATAAGCCCTCAACCTACTATCACTATGTGTAAGATCCTCATCCTCACCGGCCACAACCCGGCCCAGCGTAACGCCCTCATCCGCGCCGCTTGGTCGTATTTCCACACCAGCGGCGAACGCCACGGCTTCGGCGCTCTCTGGGTTAGCGAGTCCAACCGACTCGCCTACATCAAGGGTAGCGCACCGCGCCTCTCCCCCTCCCTCCCCGAGTGGGTAGATGGGTTCGCCGAACAGCATCTGTTCGACAAGCCCAGCAATGGCGGTGCCCTCCTCATCCACGGACGCTACGCCACTTGCGACGTCAACATCGACAACACCCACCCGTTCATCGACCGTAACCACGGTCTCATTCACAACGGTGTAGTCGCATCCGATACCTACGAGCCCAAGCATTCCACCTGCGACTCGGAGATCCTCCTCCAAGCCTACCTCGCCGCAGGCAAGGATGGCCTTGCCAAGGTCGAAGGCTACGCAGCCTTCGGCCTCATCGACGCCAAACGCAATGTCCACATTGCACGCGACAACAAGGCCAACCTCCACTGCGCTCGCATCCCCCATCACGGCTGGGCCTTCGGCACCACGCCCGATGCCGTCCGCATCGCAACCCAATACCCATCCCACGAGGTGAAGCCTTGGTCCTTCGTCTCCTTCAGCCCCACCAGTCCACGCACCGGCAAGCTCTCCCAGTGGAAGCTCCAGCCCCCAGCCCCCGTCAAGCCAAAGCTGGCGGTGCAGTCTGACTATCACGCCTACAACGACTACTCCAACTGGCCTAGCCAGCACACCAATGGTCGCTCCTTCCAGTCCACCCTCCTCGATACCAAGTGAAGACCATCCTCGGCCCCTTTGCCGACTTCGCCCTCGGTGCCCTCTGCGCACTACTCACCGTCATTGCCGTCCTCATCTACCTCATCCTATACGGATGGCGTCCCAAGGACGACGACGGCCCCACCAAGCCCAAGCGTAAATAGCCAGCCCTAGCCAGATCCAAGGGGGAATCGGTCGCTATGATCGGTTCCCCCTTTCTTTTTGCCACGCATACGCGTATCACAGGTTTGTTTGATGTCCCGATGGGCTGCGCCCCTCGGGCAGAGGTCACCACGCTGCCAAGCCAGCCGTCAGTTCGCACGCGCTTACGCTCAGGGCTACGCCCCTCCCTCCCGTCCGGGGCTAGCGCCCTTCGCTTCAGCCTCGGCTCAGGCACCCTAAAGGACTCCAGAACACGGCCCAAGCCCCGTCGTCCCAGACCGGACGTAGGCTCGGGCTACCGCCCTCGCGGTGATTCCAGAACGCTGCCAAGCCAGCCGTCCAATCTACTTGGATGCCTCGGGCTATCGCCCTCGCCACGCATCGCCAATGCCCCCGTAACTACCACACTGCCGCCACTACTCCCGACACCGGCGCCTCCGGCGCAGCCGCTGGACTCTCCACTGCTCGCGCAGTGGCGCTGCTATCGCAGCGACGAGCAGGGGAGATCCCCTGCACCCCCTCAGACCCCCCACCCCCCCGCCCCTTCCCCCCGTTGACACGGGGGGAGGGGGGCCGCTGCGGAGACGGGGCTCCGCAGCCATTGGGTCCACCCAGTCGGTTCAAAAAAAATTACACAGTCGCCCGGGTACGGAAGTAGTCCTTGGGGTTCCCCGGGGTTTGAAAGGAGTAGGGGACGGGGGGCGAGGGTGAAAGGTTACACGAAATCGGTAGATATTAACAAATATCAATGAATTGTTAGATATTGACAAATATGAGGGGTATCCCCCATATGGTGGAATGAGTGAACGAGCTAGCATCCGCAAAGAGGTGGCTAAGGCCATTGTGGCTGCTGGTGAGAATGGCCGTAGCATTGAGGCTAGACAGCCTGAGCGGGCGGCTAGGTTGTTGGAGTTGATGGCTGAGGGTAGGAGTTGGAAGAGTATTGTCCGTGACGAGGGGGTGGATTGGTACACGCTGGTTGGCCTGCGTGCTCGTCATAAGGGCTTGATAGAGAAGCGGAAAGAGATTGTGGCGCAGGATGCGATGGAGCTGATTGAGGGGGCTAGGATGCTCCAGCAGGAGAAGATGAAGATGCTCTCTGAGGATGAGAATGCGCTTAAGCGTGTGAACATCAGAGACTTGGCTATGAGCTACGGCATCTATGCCGATAAGTTCTTTATGGCCACGGACGGCAACAAGGTGACCATTGAGCACAAGGGTGGGGCTCCTTCGATTGAGGATGCCCGTAAGGCCATTGAGGAGGCGCGGGCGGCGCTCAAGGCTGGGTCGCTGGAAGTGGTGGCCAAGGATGTGACGCCCAAGGAATGAGCCTGTCTTGGCAGCCCCACCCCATCCTGAAGCCGCCTACGGCTCAGGAGATGGCTAGGATGGACCCGGAAGGGCTGGTGAAGCTGCACACGCTCTACCACGAAGCCATCGCCAATAGCAGGCGCGATCCGTACAGGTATGGGTGGGAGCTGCCGCATTGGACCAAGGCTGACCAGATGCTGGCCAAGCGGAAGACGCTGCTCCTGCTAGGGGCCAACCGCAGCGGCAAGACGATGTTTGGGGCCAAGACGGTGGTGAAGGCGGCGTTGGAGAATGAGGAGGCCCTCCTGTATTGCTTCAGCCAGAATCAGGAGACGTCCATTCTGGTGCAGCAGAGTGCCGTCTACACCTACCTGCCGCTGGAGCTGAAGAAGAAGGCTACGGAGGAGACGCACTACATCAGCTATTCGATGCAGAATGGCTTTGCGGGGAACAGCTTGGTGCTGCCCAACCGCAGCCGCATCATCTTCAAGACGTACAGCCAATACCAGCAGAACCAAACCATCCTTGAGGGTATGGAGCTGGGGAGCCTGAGCCCTAAGTGGACGAACGTCGGGGCTTGGTGTGACGAATACCTGATGGGGATGGAGATGCTGGACCGGCTCTACCTGCGTCTGGCCACCCGTGGGGCCAAGATGTTGCTGACGTTCACGCCCAAGGATGGGACGACGGAGACGGTGCGCTACTACTTGGACGGGGCCAAGACGGTGGAGACGCGGCGGGCGGAGCTGCTCAAGGGGATGGAAGTGCCCTACCTTCAGGAGAACGAGCCCAAGAACACGGGCATCGTCTACTTCCACAGTAAGGACAACCCGTGGTCGGGGTATGAGGCCATAGCCGAG